TCTTTTCTTTGTGCAAAAGTTTTAGGAGAGCCGTCTTGATTATCAGAAAAAGCTTCACTGAAAATTTGTTGTATTTCTTTTTTCTCTTTATATTCTTCGTTAATTCTGTTTTGATTTTCTAAAGTTACTCTTTTATTATTTAATTTGAAAACAGTTTCTGAAACATCTTTTCTTTTAGTATCAATTAATGAACCTAATTTCATACCATTTTTTCCAATGCCTCTATCAGAAGATAATATTTTTAGTGCTTTATCTATATCATCTGTAGAAGTTGCATTGTTATATAAATCTTGAGCATAAGCTAAAACAACATTATTTACTTCTTCATTAGAATACATATACCTTGTGGTTTTTTCACCTTCTTCTGGTGGTAAAGCAATTTTTAATGAATTAGCAGTTGCCCAAACATCTGTTACATCTGAAGCAGAAAGAATTTTAACACCTTCTTCAATCTTTTTAGTTTGAGCATAATTGTTTCTTACTTGAGCATCAGCAATAGCTTCTTTAGCTTTGTATTGATTAAATACAGAAGCAAAACCTAAAGCATAAGAACCGTCTTTATCAGCAAAACTTGGAAGATATTCTTTGTAAAAAGCAGGTAAATTAGTTTCTTGAAAATTATATTTATTTTTATTTTCTTCTATTTTAGCAATAGCATCAACAGCTTGATGTCTTCCTGTATGATATTGAACTGTTTTGTCTATGTATTTTCCAGACAAATTAGGATGCTTACCTTCTAAAATTTCTTTTTGAATTGTTTCAGCATCTTTAGTTAATAATAATTGGTTTAAATCTTGTATAGCAACATCTTTTTTTTGAGAAATTCCTCTGTTGTAAATTGTTTGTAAAGCAGGATTTACATCTCTTTGTAATATATTAATTAAATCTGTAGCTTCAGATTTATCTGCGGTATTAATTTGACCAGCAAATGTAGCGCCCATATATTTATTTGTAACTCGTGATTTGTATGCCATTAATTATTCCTTATTTGATTATAATGTTGGTTCTCGCTCACCTGCCGTTGGTTTTGGTTTAACATTTGCTTTATAATTTTGATAACCTTCAGCACCAATAGTTGCTACTTGTAATAACAATCCAGTTTGACTAGGCATTGTTACAGGTTTAACACTATTGTATCTTCTTTGTTGAGCCGCATAAGCTTCAGATTCTTGACCTGTTAATTTCATAACATCTGTTTCGTAATCTCTAACAACATCTAAAAATTGCATATCATAAGTTCCTGCAATATCTTGTACAATTTTAACTCCATTACCAGCATTTAAATTTAAAGCTTGAGATTGTTTTTTATTATTTTCTTGTGAAATTCTAAATTGTTCTGCTTTCTTTTCTCTACTTGCTAAAACTGCTTCTCTATCAATTTTAGATAAATCATTAAGATATGCTTGGTCAGAGCTTCTTTGTGTTTGTGTGTTAGCTCTTTGTTGTGCTTTAGCTACTGCTTTTTGACTTTGATAAGAATATATCGCTGTTCCTATTTTCAGTGCTGTTACAACATCACACATAGTTAATTATTTGTCTCCTTCATCATTAATAAAAACGGCATTTTACCAAAACCATAATCTCCAATTTCAGTTCGTGGTTCAAAGCCAAGATATTGAAGCCATTTAAGTGACTTCCAATTTCGTTTATCTACAAAATTATATAAATATTTATAATCTTTTCCCATTTCTTTTATCCAATACGGACATTCTTTAATAAATTGTTTTGTATGTTGAAATAATTTTTCACTAGACAACATCCAAGCTACTCCATAATCCGGTTCTTTGCATTTAGCTACACCAAACATACCAATAACACCTTCATCTTTTGTTCCAATAATACTAAATATTTTTCCACTAGGTTCAGTAAACGGAAACACTAAAGCTTCTAAAGGTGAAGAATTATTAGATGCTTTAATTTCTGCTCTGTCATCTTTTCTTATTCTTGGTGCTAAATATAAAGCGTCTTTTAATATAGCGGGTCTTACGTAGTTTTCTCTGGTCATTTAAATCCTTTGTGAACGATTGTGGTAATATCCTTCAACTTCTGCACTAGCAATGTACATAGGCAGATGTGAAGAACTTTTTATATCTAAAGTAAAATCTGTGTTTCTACAAAAAACGGGTACTTTAATAGTTCCTGAGTTAATTGCTGGCACACCAACTTGACTTGAAGGTGTTCCAATAATATAACCATTCATAAAACTATAACTTGTATTTCTACCTTTAGGTGTTACTTCAATTTGAAAATATCCTGAGTTTTCATAATTAAAAGATATGTTTCTTATTTGATAACGACCTGATGTAATAGCTACTAATCCTCTACCAGAACTTTCTCTTATATATTGAGGCGATAAAGTATATTTAGATTCAAAAGGAACACCAATATATAAATTAGTATGATTACCTTGAATTGTATAAGTTGAACCTGCTGTATTAGTTGCTGTAAAATTATTTCCAGTAACAGCATCAACTGCAATTAAACCTGTTTTAACACCATACGGTGAAGTAAAGGTAGTTAGATTTGTGTTACTATCATATGTTCCAGTAACATTCTTTTTTAAATCTAAATAAATATTAAAACCAATTGTTGTATCTTTTAAATTTCTTAAATCAATTTTAATTAATTTTGTATTTGTTCCTTCTGAAACCATTAAATAAATAAAACTTTCAAAAGACATACCACCTAATATTTTAGCATTAGCAAAAGTCCATTTTGACCAAGCTGTTTGTACTTTTTCACCTCTATCAAAAAAGTATTTATAAATGTACATTGTACCACCATTAACAGATGTTATGTTAGTACCTGTGATATAAGGTGCAAGTTGTGCGTCTGCATTATCAGAAGCTAACGCAATTAATGTATCTTCTGTTGTATTACTAATTAATTGATAAACATTACTAGGTATTAAATTTTGAACTGAAACTGTTATGTCTAAACCATCATTTGTTAATGTATCATCATCAGCAAAATATTCTCTTATAGCTGTGTTATTGTTTCTTGCTTGTGCAAAATATGCATACTTACCTGCTGAAACTGGTTTAACAGCTTGATTAAATTCAAATGATGAAGTTTCATTTAAAACTGCTGAAGTAGGTGTTAAACTATCTCCTAAATTTCCTAATTTATATTGTGATTTTTCAGAAAATAATAATAAAGATTCATTAAAAGCTAAACTATCAAATAATGTATTAACTTCACTTCCTGAAGCCGCAATATCAATAGGGTCTGTATCTAAAACTTGTGTAACTGTTTTTGCAAAGAAATTAAAAAATTCTGCGTTTTCTGTAAATATTAAATTATCTCTTGCTAAAACACCTAATCTATTTTTAAAAAATAATAAATTATTAATTTTGTTACCAACAAAACTTGGATTAGAGTTTGTAATACCATCACCTGCAACTCTATCACTCCAATCAACTTCTTGAAATGTAAATGTGCCATCATTGTTATTAATTAATGCGTGTGGCATTGTAGAGTTATCTAAACCTAAACTTACATCAGGAGCTATTGTTTCTTTCCAAAGTCCATCACTTTGATATTGTACCCAATAATCAGACAACACATCTCCTTCATCACCAGTAACTTTAATTTTACTAGAAGTGCTTGCGTGATATGGTAATTTTGTAAAATCAGAAATTGTATCTTTAACCGAATACATTCCTTCATTACCTGAACCATCAGTTGTCTCTAATTCATAATTAGCATTACCATCTATTACTACAAATCGCATTATTGATGGATAAAGTGTAACATTAAAATAACTAGTTACACCAGCATATGTGCCTAAACCTTGTGTTGTAGTTAATGAAGCACCAGTGTCAGTTCTTACTAAATCAAAACTAGCTGAAGATGAACCATCCCAATAAGCACTAGAAGTTCCTTTATGTAAAATATCAGCAACGTGAGCTGTATCTCTATATGTAGCATCGTGTGTTGCGTTAGAACCTGTAGGCAATTGTAAAGTTGCTTTAATACCATAAGCCATATTGGGGTGTTTTACAGTTACAGCGTATTCTCTACCGTAATTTGTAGTTGCAACTACAATATAAAATTCTTCTATTTTAGCTGGGCTTGTTGATGTGTCCGCTAATACTGTTTTAGATTTATTTGCAATAAAAGTATAATCAGCAATATTAACCATTCTAAAATCTTGTTTAGGATTTGTAGAAGTTAAATAACTAGCACCACTTGCAATAGTTACAGGTTTTTCATTACCATTTAAATCCCAAACTTTAACACCACCATTATAAACAGCAACCATAAATTGGTTGTTAAAGTCTCTTTGAATAGACCAAAATTTTGTAGTGTTAGGAAATACATTTGTAGCATCTAAAGTAGCCACATAATCAAATGAAGGTCTTTTTGATAAACCATCTACAATATTATTTTGTAAATTTACTTGTTCTTCACCTTGATTAATACCTCTTTGAGTTGGTGTCTGTTGCGAGATACCATTCAAAAAGTTAGGAATACTTTGTGATACTACGCCACCCATTAGTATGTCCTTCGTGTTGGTCTATTTATAATTGAATAAGTATTTGAATCACCTTCTAATATATTAATATCTGCTTCTTGACTATCTGCTTGATGAAATGCCATTAATGCTTCATTTTCATCATTAGCAATTAATTTAACAATTTCACTATCACCAAGAAATCTTGAAGCAAATCTTCTTGATGCTTTTTGTGTAATATATTGTCTTGCGTATTCAGGTAATTGTTCAAATTGTTGTACTAAAACTAAATCAACTTCTGCTGGAGCTGAAGTAAAAACATCAGTATGTCTTTCTAAATCATATAAAAATCCATTTCTAATTGTGTAATTTAAATGTCTATAATTTTTACTAGCGTCAGCTTTAACGCAATTTACTGGAAGTGGAATTTTATTATCTTGGTCTAAAGATAGAGATTTGTATTGTGTGTGAGTATTAAAATGCCATCCAATAGATTGAATTGACATAGAAGTTTCGTTTAAAATATTTTTTGCTGTAGAGACATCAACAGATGTTGTGCCTGTAATTGAATTAACTGGAGCCTCACCGATAACAGACAACATAATGTTTATCGCTTGTAACTCAGTTGTTGGTGTAATTTGTGTTGACATAATTTCCTATAAGTTAGTATAGTGGCGACTTAAAGTCTCCCCCTTATCGCCACTATAAATATTAAAGTTAAGCTATTACGCTTCTTTAATTCCGACAGCCGCTTCAGGTCTTAATACTCCGTGACCCATAGCGTACTTAGCTACCATTAATGTACCTTGTCTTCTTATATCATATTCGCTTTCAACAGCTAAATCCATAAGTTTTACAGTACCAACAGCAGAAGGGTGAGATACCAAACATACGTAGTTTGATAAATCAACAGCTTGAGGGTTTGAACCACCCGCAGTTGCTGAACCAGCTTCTGGTGCCGCAGTGATAGCAGAATTTACAAAGTGTGCAGTTGGAATTAATTCAATTCCAGCTACTTTAATAACTTTACCTTCCGCAATTGAACCTTGACCTGAAAAGTCAACGTTAGTTACGTTAGTACCGTTAGCTAATTTGTAATATTCTTCTAATTTAATAAATGCTTTTCTACCTTCTTTTGGAACGTAGTTAGCATCTAATTGTTTAGCCGCATCAAACAAACTGTCAATCATTGCATTAGCCGCAGTTGAAGCTGTTGCTGAAGCAATGTTAGTGTTTGTTAGTACAGTTCCTGCACCATATCCGCTAT